AAAACAAATCAAAGAAAATGACGAAACAATCAAAAAGCAACATAAGACAATCGAAAATATGCAGAAAAGTGTCCAAAAATTAATCGAAAAGTCAAAGTAATAAAATAATACGAAATAATAAGGAGTTTCAGGCGTGGTTTGACATGATTCATACATCATTTATTCATCTTGATCACGATGGATCCGCAACCACGATAAACGACGTATTTAGGTCAAACGTATCACAATTCGTAAATGATAAAGAAACACACCCCATCGTAAAATATAAAGGATTTATTATCGCATTTCTACTCGCAATAGCTGGTTTGGTTCTTTTACTTTTATTTAATCATAATAAACTGCTCGGTCACACATTCTGGAGACATTTATTTATTCCGGTTTCTCAATTAAGAGACAAATACATATCATCGGATATGCGCACGCGCAACGACGATGACATTCTTTTTGGGTATGACTATAAATATCGTACTTCAGAAGCGGCTATTTTTCGAGAAGCAATCGAGGGTATGGCCACGACGACGACGAAAGACGGAAAAGCAACCACAAAATCCGGCGAATTCATCAGTGCTGATACCGAAAGTGCCGAAAAGAAAAAGAAAACACCTTGCGCTACTGACTGCTCACAATATGTTGAACTTAAAGGAAAAATAAACGATCTCTCGAAATATGTGAATGCGGTGAAAGACCAAACCGATGAAATTGATCAAACGTCTAAAAAAATACAGGAATTAGGAAAACAAATAGAAGATTTGAATAAATCACTTTCACCAGGCGGACAAGTAAATATAATAATCTAATGATAACGTAGTAGTAGTAGTATGTCATCATTATTAGGACCGTCCTATGATTATTGGAAAAGTATTAAACAACCCGATGAAATGGGAATGTCGCCTGGGTTCTCACTCGGTGCGCTTGCGACGAATGTAGATGGTCTTTTATCATATGTTGAAGTTCTTATTTCGGGCACAGGAAATGCGAGTGTAACAGGAAAACCTCTTGGTAATAAATTCTTTTTACCAACAACTGGTAAATGTAGTGAAACAACGGTCGAAAAATGGAAGAAGGAACAAGATGAAGACGCCGCATGGGAGAAGGCATATCAAGAAGTTGAAAATAAACTAGGCGCGAAAGAAATAACAGAAGATCAGGCAACCAAACTGAAAAACGCACTCAACGAACAAAAAGCAAAGCGTGATGAAGAACGTGGACAAGCGAAACAACAGGTCCAACGATGGATCTATGTAAATAATATACCGGATGGTTCGATTCCATTTATTTCAAGCGGAGCTGATGGACGCGGGTTCCAGTCGCTTCGAGGTCTTATTCCCGGTGCTCTCGGAAATCTAGGGGCATTAAATCCGGTCCAGTTATTTAATGGATTTACGGCAGGAACCTATCCGGATTGTGCCAAGATCACGATGGAAACTGTAAATAATGAAAACGCAAAAAGTAGTGAAACACGTCATATAGCAATGATTGACATGACTCTACTTAATCCATGTAGCTTTCCCGGTCGTTATAACCCCGCATCAGGGAAATCATGTCAGAATAGGAGTGAAGGATTTGATGAAATGAAAAAAGAAAAAACGAGAGATTTATATACCACGGGACCGGGACTGAACGTAACAGGCAGTTTAGCCGGTTCTTCTGGTGTCGCTTATCAAACATCACATCGTAGCCCTTTAAGTTATATATCACCGATGACCGATTTGAAATTCGACACGTTCGCGTCGTCGTCGTCGTCGGCGTCGTCGTCATTAAATGCGCGGGAAATAATTGAAAGACATAACGCGAATGTATCATCATTTTATAATCAGCCTATTTTGTCATCGTCGAACTCTAAGAATTCCGATGATGATGATGGCGGTGAAAATAATATATCGTCATTGTATGATGAACTATCAAATCAACTGTCTTTTTTGATGGAACGGATCGGAGGGGGCGGCGGCAGCAATAGTGAACAAGAAATCGAATATGAAGAAGACCTTTCAACCATTCGAGGAGATACGATGTCGCAAATATATTATTATGGAGTTACAGCGATACTGTTATATGTATTTTATAGAATGCTGTATAAAAGAAGAAATTGATAATTCATGAACACGATACCCACTCAGGTGATGACGACTGTATTCATGAATTTTATTTTTTGTATCCGCGTAATGTTTGGTGGCGATTACGACGCTTATGATGTCGGTGTGTTGTTGCCTTTTTATCTGTTGAATGAACATAATGACTACGTCCGCCATTAATAGACGTCGGCTCGGGTGCGGGTGCGGGTGCGGGTGCGGCTGCGGAGACAGAGCCAGTATTATCGACTATATTATTTACCGGTATTTCAGGTAACACAGAAGACTCTGGCTTATCTTCTTCTTCTTCATTATCTTCTGATTCTGAACTTGATTCTATCATAGATGTCTCCATATTTCCATTTACTTGTTCTGTAGGTTCTGAACTGATTTGATCAGGTTTAACGGCATTCTCAGTCGGAACCGGAGCTGGAGCTGGAGCTGGAACCGGAGCAGGAGCCGGTTGTTCAGACTCAACGGCAACCTCAGCAGGAGCAGGAGCAGGAGCTGGAGCTGGAGCTGGAGCAGCATTAAATGAATCCGAATCTAACTGAAGTCCATCAAGTGGATAGTTGTTATTTTTTAAATGTTCGATAAGAGCTTCTTTAAACGCGGTTAAGGCACCCTGAGACGCTGTAAATGCCGCAATTAATGTAGCTGCTTTCTGATTATCTGCCTTCTTTTCTTCTGCCTTTTCGGATTCCATTTTATTTTTCATAGCATTATGGTCTGATTTAAGCTTTTCATATTTATTACGAAGGGTATTCATCTTTTGGGATATCATTTCGAAATCATCATCGTTGTCGTCGATTCCACTGTCGCTTCCTTCGTCGCTTCCTTCTTTACTTGCGTCATCCCTTCCTTCGTCGCTCCCCTCTTTACTTGCGTCCTCGCTTCCTTCGTCGCTTCCTTCGTCGCTTCCTTCGTCGCTTCCTTCGTCTTTTTTTGATTCTCCCGTCCCAAATATACCACTTAATAAACCAGCGTTCTCTTCGGAATCTTTATCTTTGGGGTCAGGAACCGCCTCTGGAACGGTGGTCGGATCCGGCGTCGCACTAATTCCGAATGTTTCCTTAAGTTTATCAATCGCTGTTGGTTGTGGAACCGCCGCTGATTGTGGAACCCCCGTTGATGAAGAAGGTTCTTCTTTTTTCGATTCATCATCATCACTTTTCAAAAAATCAAACATGGCACCTCCTTTTTGCGCTTTATTCATTTGTTGATGTTTTGCATATTGCTGTGTAATGCTAGATATACTTGACATGGATACGCTTCTAATATAATATGATATAATTTTGTATCATATTATTACTATCAATTACTATTTTATCTAATTACACACTTGACTTCAAGAATTTAAAACTTGATGCGCTTATGGAGCTCAAGAGCAACGAGACCACCGGCAATCTGGGCAAGGATGTAAGGAACAACATCGGACATCGGGATCTTTCCGGCTGCGGCCATCATGACAGTAACTGCGGAGTTGAAGTGACCGCCAGAGATGTGACCACCAAGCATAATTGCGATAGCCAACGCAGCACCGATCGCGATAGCGTTGCCGGTGGCGATGATCACGTAAAGGAAGAACACGCTTCCGATAAATTCAACGAGATACTTGTTCAACATTTTTAAAAGTTGCGTTATACAATAATTGAATAAAAAAGTTTATCCTAAATGAAATGAAATGAAATGAAATGAAATGAATCATTTAGGACTATTATCTATACAATAAATAATAGAATCGATCATATATTCATAATTATTCGTATCATATGTCACTTATTGAAAAGTCATTTGAAAGTCTAAATGCGTCGAATTGGTATAATAATGTTACAAAAAGCGGAACCGCCGTGGCCGAATCATTCACCGGAACCGACCCGAACGTCCAACTTCGGTTGGTGAATGGACAAACAAGCAGCTCCGGAAGTATATCCTACGCC